GTATTAGGATAATTTATTCGGTCCACCGGCTTCATTATACTTACGACGTTTATTAATAATTCCATATTGATTCAACTTATCCAGAAGAACTTCAACGGATTGAGTCTTGATTTTATAATTTGGTAAAAATTGACCACCATCATAAAATTCAAAATAATTATCACCCATACTTTTATGATTCATATAACAAGTACAAAAAACTGAAGCATGACCCGGATCAATAACAATTGTCCAAACCCTAGGATCATTTTCGGAATAACTTGTGAAAATTTCTTGCACAGTATATCCAGAATCAATTAAACGCTTGATGAAGAAACTTAATGATGTCGGTTTATTAGCCATATCAATACTCCTTAAATATTTACTTGACAAGACACGAAGTTATATATTTAATATTATAATCTTTATCCACGAGTTCGAAGATTACTGCACCCTTATCGCTGATTTTTATATTGACTTTATCAAATTTAATTGTTGAAAGTGTTTTAAAAATATCCAATTTTAGAATAATTGGAGTAGTTAATGGTGTTCCAGTAATCTCATTAGTTAGTGTTAACTTCATACTATCTAAATTTGGAATCGTTTTATCGGTTAATTCGGCTTGTAATACACCATTTTCACTAAATATATAGACTTTATTCGACTCATGACTAAAACTTCCAGCACGGATTATTTCATCCACTTTCGCACTTGTTAAATCAAAGGAAGTTGGTGTCGAAATAGCTAATATCTTGTCTAAATTAATAGGTGGAACATTAATAATTCCATCCTCTTTTAGATGAAATTTGAAATTAGTATCACTAGATTTGTAAGCAATATGATTCTTTTCAATATCTAATTTAATTATTGATAAATCTTGCAAACAATTTAAGGCTTGAATAAACTTTTTGAGGCACCCAATATTTAATTTGGTGGTTTCGTTGGTCGGAATAGCCGTTTTAATATATAACTTTGCATAAAGAATAATCGATTGTTTATCGGTTGTATTATATGAGATGCAATCCATATAATCTGAATGTAGATCAACAATAATTTGATCTGTAAACCGATTTAACGGTACAAAAAATTTCTGTAAAAGAAGATTTTTATCGACGATTATTTCCATAGGAGTTATTCTTTAGTTGATTAATGTTGTTAATATTTTGAGTATTTGTCCGTGCAAACAGTTTAATTTGTGCCTGATGACTATCCATTATTTTTTCGAGTTTTAGAATCCGTTCCTCAAGAACTTTCAATCGTTTTTCGGTTTTTTGTGACTCTTTCTTTGGTAAGATTTTGCCACGTTTTCCCGAATATTTCATTAAATCATCAATATCAGCTAGAGGTGAGATTTTGATTTCGTGAGGCATATTTCTTTCTCTTTCGAGTTAGTAATTCATTTAATTTACTATTAATGATCGTGTTCTGTTGTTCAAGAATCTTAAACTTTTCTTCGAACCAAGTCAAGGCTTTTTCATATTCCTTATGTTTTTCCACCATCAAGTCAAATTCTAATTGTTGATCATTCTTTGATGGTGTTATGATGGTAGGTGCTTGTTGCACTGGAACAACATTACCGACGACCATAGGGGGTTTTGCAATACCTTCTGGCATGGGAATTAATGGAATAGGTGGAGGAATCGGCAAAGCATCATTACCAATAGATAGTGTTGGTAATGAGGGAGGCGGGGGAGGGATTGGACCTCCGCCCGCCACAAGTCCGTGAGCGACTTGCTTTGGATCAAGTATCTTTGGACGAGTTTTTTCATCGACGCTGACTAATGCTGATGTCACACGTTTGGCATCTGCATTCGCCATTTGCGTCAACATAAGAATATCACGTAATTCATCCATTTGATTCGACATTTTGATCTTTCCTTTATGAATTTTGGAGGTCAGCCAACATCTGATCAAGTTCATTTTCTGAAAGACCATTGCTGCTCTTTGGTTGCTCATTCTGTATTTCCTTTGTGCTTGTTGTAGTCGGTGGCGGGACTACAATAGTCGTCGCCTGTGCTGCTGCGGGAGATACAGACTGTGTATTAGTATTTGGATTAATTGTTGCGATCTCATCCGTGAAATAATGCTTATTCATTTCAGCCGTGAGTTCCTCGTATGAATACTTTTTGAACAGGGTTGTCAAATCCAATGTCTGCTTCGTCAAGATATCATTCATCTTCTCTGGTGTCATTCCAGCAATAGCGGATGGCGGTAGAAATCCCGAATTATGATATGTTGGCCAACCTTCCGGCGAAGAAGAGTTCTTTTCGGTGATAATTCGGAAATTGCAACCCTGTTCGTCTAATCTCCAAATACGTTGTCCATAGATATCTTTATCGGCTCCTTCCTGTGCCATCTTAATCTTATCGGATATTTGCTTTCCAAATTTCAGAATCTTGACGGTACCATTATTTTCAGGATTCTTCTGATCCGAAATAACATAGAAATTAACTATCCAATTTTGACGACGGCGAATAGGTTCTGAAACCTTCTTGAGAATAGGATCATTTGAACGCCAGAGACTAACACTCTTGGAGCAAATTGGACACTTATCAAAATAGGAATTTGGACATAGATAAAATAATCCAGTTCCGGTTTGCTTTGACTTCCAACCATGATGATAATGATTAATCAGGCTATATTGAGAATCTTTTAGCCATGGAAGAAATCGTCCAACAATAACATTTCCAATTGTATCAATCTTTAGAAAGTTCTTGTTTTTATTTTCCGTCTTAGGTGTTGAAGCCGCAACGATGGTTTGGAGTATCTTGTCATAATCAATGTTCATATCTATACCTCTTTGTTTGTTTGTTTGTTTACTTACATTTACTTACATTCGTTACAACACGGCTACTTTACCACATTCATGGTAGATTGCAAGTGTTTTGTTATGTGCTGCGAAATTATTTTAATCCCTTCAATAGTTAGTTTTTTAGCCTGTGTCGAATTATCCAACCGAGTCGTATAAAGAAGATATGCTTTCGCTAAATCAGCAATAAGCATTTCTCGTTCATCATCGGGTATACTGAATATTAAATCATGTACAGGTAATTGAAAATATTTTAAGCCGATAATAATATATGGTGAAATTTTGTGTTCAGCTAAATGAACCGTCCACATATATGTAATACCTTCCATTTTATTCAAGTATTGTAATATATCAATTTTCTGTTCAATACAATAATCTTTCAAAAATGTTAATGAATCTTTAATAAACTCTAATTGAAAAGGAGAATCAGGTGATTGATCCTGTATTTCTTTCAAATAAAGAGTATATGCTTTGATAGCTGATTGAGAAACAAAATAATTCAAACTGAAGTAATCTTGATCGTCATATATATGATATGGGGCCGTGAAGAATAATTTCACATTAATTTGCGGATGGATGGTTAAAAAAGCATCTAGTTTTTGCAACCAAAGATATTCTTCCGGTTTTTCCTTTGCAAAATTTTCGAAATTCTCACGTAGACGATAAGGCTTTTCTTGATGTCGTCTGGAAATTTGCAAATGGAGATTATACAGTCTTTTTTGATTTTCGTTTATTGACATATTTTATTCTTTTATTTTTTAATGTTTTAGATGATTTTTTAATTTTATTACGTTTTTTAAGTTTCTTATTTTCTCGGATTTTCTTATTTTTTAATATTCTGATTGTATTTTCTTTAACTATTTTTGATTTTATCAGATTTGGGTATGACATCAAGATATATTTAAGTATTTCGATCAATGTCGGAACCCCTGATAACTCCTTGAAAATTTGTTGTAAGGGTTCATTTTTGACTACCGTTAAAAATAAAAAGGTTGGATTAATATTCTTATTATTTAATATAAAGAGTAACGATCCAAATTTCAGAAGAAATATTTGTAATTCTTTTTCATTTAGTATGGATATCGGACTATTTTTTATATAAGGTTGTAATTGTATATTGTCCATTTTATTTATTTAATACATCATTTAATTTATTCAACGCATCATCTGTCGCCGTTGATGCAATATTTTGATTAGTCAGAATTGTCGGGGCAACCGGTGGTTCCGTAATGATTAGTGTCTTGTAATCAATTTTTAATGTAATTGATCCTGAATTTAATCCAAACCGATTCTTTTGAATACCGAGATAGATTAAACCTTGTGCTCTGGAACTTTCATCCGACCAAATACTAAATTGGCAATCGGCGGTAAATGAGAGTCCAATACTTTCACTAGTCGTTTCCATTCCGGGTTCGGCTACACCTGCACCTTTTCGATTCAATTGGGATGCTGTAATACATGGCATGTTAAAGCGATATGTCAATGCCCGTAACTGTTCTGCAATATCCTTAACACCCTCATACAAACTATCCGAACGATGGGTACTCTTCATCAAATTTAAATAATCTACAACCAATGCATCAATCTTAATACCACGTTTTTCAAGCTTTTCAATATAGCTTCGTAAGTGGTTAATAGTCATGCTTTTAGTTGGAAATTCTTTAATAATTAATTTCGAATTCCAAAGATTCTTAAAGGATAAAATAGATTCTTTTGTTGTTTGTATATCCGTGATAATTTCATTTAACGGTATGTTGGTAATGTTACTTGTTAAACGCTTGGCATACATCGATTCCGGCATTTCAAGGGTCACTAACAAAACTGTCTTATTACATTGTTTTAGTATATTGGTTGCTACATTTCCAAGAAAAATAGATTTACCAACATTTGTAAAACCAGTAAAAACATATAACGATTTACCTTCAGCTTGCCAACCACCACCAATTTTTTCATCAAGCCATTTCCAACCTGTTGAAATAGTATTCGATGGTGTTATAAACTTATCACAAAGTTCATTAACAGATTCGAAATAATCGACACCAAGATTATCAATTAATGAAATATTACAAGCATGTTGAAATTTTTCAAATATTTCATTTGTTTCAACAGCGGCATTTTTTCGAGATAACGTTTCGGTCGTTGTTAATAATGCTTGATAAACGGCTCGTTCACGTAAAAACTGTTCCGTGTTTTGATAGAGTTCATCTGGATTGAATTTATCGGCTAATTGTTCGGTTTTAATAAACTTCAAAAAAGAAATTAAATAATCTTCTTCAGTTTTATTCTTTAGGAGAGTTTTAATTTCCGGTAAGCTTGGAAGCATATTCCGTTGATGGAAAAATTGGACGATAATATCTAATATACATCGAACATCATTGTTTTGAAAATAAATCGGATCATAATAGTCAATAATTGATGCTAGATAATCTGATTGTGTTAAACAATGATATCCGATGACATATTCAAAATACGGGGCATTCAGTTTGTTGGTTGCCATTGATTAATCTACTTTCTTTTAGTGTTCCGGATCACAATAACAGACACTCATGACTAAAGCAAGTAGTTTAACTGATCGTTTCTTCGGCCTCCATCTCTTTTACTTCTTCGGCATCCAATGCATCCAATTCTTTTTTCAAGTCTTGGTATTGCGAATTGGAATATGTTAAGTCTTTCTGAATGCGCTTATCTAATTCTTGAAGTGGACCATTTTCCCAAAATTCAGCATTATCTTCAAAGGCCGATGCATAACCGATTTTTTCACCACCAACCATCCGATAAGCATGTCCATCCCGTTCGATAAGAGCATATTTTTCCGATAATTCTAATAACCCACGATACTGACTTAATCCGGTTTTGAAGTTTAAATAGATATTATCCGCGCTAATAAATGGCGGTACGAAGCGATTTTTGGCAGTTAAAGCTCGTAAGGTTATCCCAGAGATTCTATCTGACATCACGCTCATTGCTCCAGTCTTATCATCATCGGCTTTAACGTGCGTGGTTGAAAGCTGTACAAGAAGAGAAGCAATAAACAATGGTTTTAATCCACCAGCTTGTTTTTTAATTAATGATGGATACATTTCATTTGGATTTTCATAAATATGATTCGTGCAGAGTACTGGTGCGCCGATTTTAGCTGCCCGATATGTAATCATACGTAGAAGACTCGATAATGATTTGGCCCGTAATCCCATATCTTGTGCAGACTTTTCTTTTTCAACATCGGAAAATTCTTTCGCCGATGAAAGATTACCCAGTGAATCAATAACAATAACCATTTGCTTTTTTGAACCAGCAGCGATTAAGGTGGTCAAAAGCTTAATAACCTGATTCTTACAATCATCAATAATTTCGACCGGTAAATGTTTAATCTTGCTAATGTCACATCCAAGACGTTCGGCAACAGCTTTATCAAGTGCAATTTCAGAATCAAAATATGCCGCTCGCTTATATGTTTTCTTTTGGGCATTCGCAATAATCTTATTCACAAGTAAAGTTTTGCCTGTTGCTGGCAAACCATAGAAAGTTGTCACGCGACCGGCTGGAACACCTTTATAGACGCTTCCCGATATAATAGCATTTAAAGCATATGAACCAGTTGAAATCCAATCATCAACATCCGACAATGGGCTTTCCGATAATAAGGAAGCATCGGGATTCATATCATCCATATCACGAAATGCTTTATCAAGGTCTTTTTCGGATGCAATTGTAACGATATTCTCGTTTTCGGTTGTTTTAGTCTCGTCTTTCTTTTGTCGTGCCATTCTACACCTTTGTCTTTCTTGTTTTATTTTAACAATCATTTCCTTAGCAGCAAGATTTGTCGCTTACTTCTGAAACGTGAGCTTTGTCGTTCGCTGAATACATAGCCGCGATGCCCTTGAGCCACACCAAGGCCACTTGCGGCACGAGAGAGTTTCCTACGGCGGTCAGTTGGTTTCGAGCCACCCCTCCGGGTAGCCCATTAACCACAGGCTGAATGCCGGATTGATGATACCAGAGCGGGCTGGTGATTGCTCTCTCGCGTAGATTTTCCGGGGTAGCGTGTCTTCCCGTTTTCGTTCCCCGGCCTGCTTCGCCATTCCGGGCGTGTCCTTCCAGTCGCGGGCTATCGGCGTGGGTAGCCAGTATCCAGAGTCTTTCCCGTCGATGGCCTGCACCAAGGGCGGAAGCGGATACAACGTCCCATTGCACATCATACCCGAGGTCGGCAAAGCCCCCAAGGATTCTTCGGAAGGCTGATCCTCCTTCCAGAGTGAGGATTGCTCGCGGGTTTTCCAGTATTGCGTATCGGGGTTGTAGCTCTCCAATGATTCGGAGAGTGTCGGGCCAGAGCCAACGTTCGTCCTCACTACCACGCCGTTTCCCGACAAGGCTTGCAGGCTGGCACGGCACGCCTCCCACAATGACATCAGGCAAGCCATACGTGTCCGCAAATTGGTCGGTTCCGATGCAATCACATTCTCCGAAATCGGCATGGCATCTAGGGCACCATACAGATTCATCATCGTTTGGGTCGGGTTCACAGTCATAAATTCTCCTGCATAGTTTGGTTACATTTCCGAGATTCGGCACCTCCGGCCAGCGGGCCGCGAGAACCTTGGATGGATATTCGGCTACTTCCGCGAAGGCTATTGTGCGACCTCCAGCCCATTCCGTCGCCAGCGCAAAGCCCCCGATGCCAGAGAACAGATCAAGCACCGAAAACAGCGAACAAGGCGGTGTAGCAAATTCTCTAACGCTCATAGCTGACCTTTCATGTTGGTCTGGACACATATCGGGATGTTCGGCTGGAAGCGCGGACAGTCCCTTCCGCCATGAGCAAACGTGGCGGACTTGGTTATGTTCACGGCGAAGGCCACCACGGATCGGGCGTGCTCCATCGCCCCATCGCAGTCGCCTAACTTGGATGTCGCGCCGAGATGGCGAATCCAGAAACGACAAGCCGAACAATGCGGTGCCGCCATACGGTTGGCCCGCGCTTTGGTTGTACGAGCGGTATTCTTCATGGTCTATCCTCCTTGGTTGTTTCGGCCAGCCGATGCTGACCGCTGGTTTTGGGGCGACGATACACCCGGTGTGACGGGTACCGTGGGTCCGGGGCCGGTATGCCGATGCGCCGCGCAGGCTTCCACACCGGAGCGTCTCGCCACCCGTCTGCGCAGGCGTC